AACCCCATGAAGGTTTCAGAGGGGCATCTGTATCTGGTTGATCAGAAAAAATACAGAGCAACTGGCACAGATATTTTTGAGAAGAACCCACGACGTGCGTATACTAAGTTGGGGGCAGACGTGAGGGAAATTGTCAGGAACGGTGTGACCGTTGACAGAGACCTCTATGCTGCTCTCAATCTTTCTCATCCGAATATCGACGGTACAAAAATCAACAGGGATGCTGCAATGAGAGATTTCAAACACCTCTACTGCGGCACCGACCCAGCTTGTGATGATGGGGGTCGGCAGGGACCTGTCTTTGGAGGGGTCATCCCATTCGGGAAGTTCGTGCAGATCATAACCGATTTGCACAAAAAACTTTCTGCGGGGTGATATCCAAAAATATCTCCTGAAATACCCAGCTCTGGAAACTGCACGCCTCTTTTTTGGATCCACATGTGGCATCAGCCTGTTTGTGGACAACATCAAATGGTTGCAGGGTAAAGCACTCCACACACGTGGGGTGCCCGCTAGGGCATTACCCATCTTATGGTGTCAACACCCGTCAAAAAATGGGTGATCACAACCTCTCCCACCCCCAGGGCTCAAAGAGCTGTGGTGTCAACACCCGTCAAAAAATGGGTGATCACAACAGATGAGCTGGGAAAGATCTAGAAGTCTAGGGTGTCAACACCCGTCAAAAAATGGGTGATCACAACCGATGAGTGTGCGGCAGCCATCACGATCAAGGTGTCAACACCCGTCAAAAAATGGGTGATCACAACTGAGTTGCCGAGTCTCAGGGTTGAGGTGTCAACACCCGTCAAAAAATGGGTGATCACAACCTCGTGTACCTGCATGATGCCTAGCTGGTGGTGTCAACACCCGTCAAAAAATGGGTGATCACAACCTACTTGGAGGTGCTCCAAATCTGTATTGGGTGTCAACACCCGTCAAAAAATGGGTTATCACAACCATGAACACCTGTCGGAACGCCAGCTAAAGGTGTCAACACCCGTCAAAAAATGGGTTATCACAACAGTATCTCTCTGAGCGCCAGCTCAAGGTGTCAACACTCGTCAAAAAAAATGGGTGATCACAACATTTGGGTAAAGGTGTCAACACCCGTCAAAAAATGGGTGATCACAACTAAAAGCAAGAGCGGTTCCATCACGATCTAGGTGTCAACACCCGTCAAAAAATGGGTTATCACAACTAATAGCGGTTAGGTCGAGCGCGTGGGATGGTGTCAACACCCGTCAAAAAATGGGTTATCACAACTTCGCAAGAACCTCCTGGTTGAAGCTGCTTGGTGTCAACACACGTCAAAAAATGGGTTATCACAACGGTCGCCAGTCCTCGGTGTCAACACCCGTCAAAAAATGGATCATCACAACATCACAACTCAACACAAGTAAAAAAATGGATCATCACAACATCACAAATAATCACAACAACATAGCACCAAATCATGTGGTGTTGGACAGGGACGAACTGGCCGAGGCATATAGCCTTGCCCAACGCAGGATGGATGGCGTTCAGAAGATGGGGTTGCTCGACAAACACGGAGCAGCTGGTCACAAGAACTCAGAATACCACATCCTCGGGGCAAAAGGCGAGATTGCCTTCCGCAAGTTCATCGGATCTTCGGATCCTCTGACTGTCAACACATTCAGGTCTACCCCAGATGTGAGAAATTATGAGGTCAGGACCAGGAGCAGGGATGATTTTGACTTGATCCTGCGGAACGACGATTCGGACCACAAAATTTATGTTCTGGTGGTTGGTGATGGGTGCAGATTCAGGGTGGTTGGCTGGCTGCGTGGATCAGAGAAGTATCCACATGGTCAGAAGACATACGGCGGCAGGCCGCCAGCATGGTTCGTACCACAGAGTGCCCTCCACGACATGTCTGAACTGCCCACTGACGGTTAATTTGTCAAGAGTTATGATCACCCATATCTCTGCGTTTAGACTCCCACTGTGCCTGTGACTGTATTTCTGTGTTTGGATCGTTGACGAGGTATTTCACATGGAGATCTGATATATCTTTCCCGAAATCGCGTATCCCTATGAATCTCACATACGGGTTTGGGTGAAAGGCGGTGAGTGCAAGCAGTCTTTTGAATTTGGGCTTGTCTCGCTGTTCTATGCGTAGTTTATCTACTGCGGCCTCTCCCTGTAGCTGGAGATTTTCTGACACTCTTTTTGTTCCGGTTGCCCTTTCTTTCTGCATCTCTCTGAAAATATGTACAGCAAGGGCGTCCATACCCGCCTCCTCAAGCCGCAACCGTTCAGGATAAAGCTTGGTTACGCCCTGTGCTTCTTGGAGGTTTGTGTCTCCGTACTCCTTGATGGCTTCTCTTTCTCCTTCTGGATACAGGTCGAGCAGTGTATGCTCTCTGGTTTCGTCTGCCGGTTTTTTTATGATTTGGAATTTTGACAGGTTGAAATTCATGTGCGGTTGGGTCTTTTGGCGTGTGCGGTTGGACGCAGAACTTCCTTTACCCGCTCCTACTATTGACCATACTTTTTTCATTGTATTTCCTTATTTTTGTTGAAACCCCAAAAACTAGCAAGAGTATATCTAGTGTTTCCTTTTAGTTCGGTAACACCATGTCTGTGATTACAATCACCCAAATGCATTGCAACTGTTCCTGCCTTTGGTGTTACTTCAAAATTGTGTTCTGTGTAATATGTTTTACCACCCTGATAATCGTCATTTAAATAAATTACACAACCAAAATATCTTTCACCAAATAACTTATGCTGTTCTTCATTATCAGACATATCATCACAATGTGGAATCTGTTTCATTCCGTCAAACCAACGGACAACATCTAAAGTATCTGGATATACTTTTTCTTCCAAATTATATTCATTGTGAAGTGTTATTTGTAATCTTGAAATAATTTCTTTACACAACTCTTTAATGTTTTTTGGCAAATCTCTATAATTTATAGTTCTTTTGTCCCAAAAATTATTTGGAATTGGTCTCCACATATCTGTGGTTTTTGCATAATTTAATAGTGTTTCACATTCACTCTTACTCAAGAATCCATTAATTGTTTTCGCTTGAAATTGTTCCATTATTTATTTCCTTTCTATGGAAGGGACACCCATTTATTGATCTTTGGTGATTTTCAAATTTTTTCTTTGAATCCATACTCTCAATGCCCTTAGTGTATAAGGAATGATTGGAGTTTGCATCATACTTAATTTCTTCTCTCTTTTGTGCCCAACTTCTATGTTCTTTTGCAAAATCAGAGTTTGGATCTTCTCTTTGATCTATTGCATCAAATGATTCAAGATAATATCTTGGAATTGGAAAAATCGTAGCCAGTGGTTCTCCCCTGAAAAACTGGACAGTTTCGTTGGGTTTTGTCAATTTCCAATTCAATGTAAATGTATAAGGAAGCCAATCAGTTTCAACTATTGCCTCAAGTGCTTGGGCGCCATGTTTAAAATGATTTGTTGGTCCTTTTACAAATAGGTTATGTCCTTCGGATGTTCTAAAAATAAATCCAAGATATGAAAATGTTACTATACCATTTCCAAAGTGAGAACTTATAGAATTTTTTTTGATGAAGGTATTATCTTCTTCACTTTCTATACAGAAATTAAATTTAATGGCATTTTGATATCCAATATCTCCATTCCATGTTGCGTCAAAAGATATTGGATTTAAAATCTCCCACCCAAAACCATTTGCAACACTCAAAGGCAAGCAACGATATGCATGACCATTGTTGACATCCATCCATCCTCTTTTTTTTTCTGGTAAAGATACAATATAAGGACATTTTCCTTCGGGATTTTCTTCTGACATCAATCTAACTATAGTTTTATCTTTATTCATATCAATTATGTAGGATATGCCAGCAAACTTAGGACTTAGGATTCTCCCCATCTTTCTTTTTTATTTTTCGCTTCTATACGCACTTGATCTAACAAAGTAAAGTCTTTTGCTTTGGTTTCTCCCATGTATCCCCAAGCATAGCCTTCATTTATCATCAAAGAATTCAAAGACGCACTAGACGAGTCTGAGTATATCTCTACAAGCATTCGACCGTACTTGTCGTCTTTGGTAGTGCGGGCCCACCCAATCTTTGCTTCGATCAGGTCGCCCAGCTTGTTGCCTGCTTCCTTCAGCCAGCCTGTTTCTTTTCCTATTCGTCGCCATCCAGATTGTGATAATTTGTGTTGCATGTAGATTGCCGATGCGGAAAAAATTGATGTCGTTGGCGACATTCCAACGGAGGAAGATCTCTTCTCTTCCCCTGATGAGCTGACGATCCCACCCACGTCTGATATCCCTCGCAGCTTGTCAGGGTCGAAATTAAATTTCCCTCGTGGTGTCTGTGTTTATGGATCCATCGGGCGGTGATCACCTGCCCCTTCGGAAGAAGTCTTCAGCCATTCGGCCTTCATGCCGATCTGCTGCCACTGAGATTTTGACATTTTGATTTGCGTGTGTGTGTTCCTGTTCATTTTTTATTGCGGGAATCGAGAATTTCTTGCACCCGCTCCTCGTTGGTCTTGCCAGTGAATGGCTGGTATTGCGCCTCCATCCTGCCCACGATGTCACTCAGGTCGAACCCTGGTATCCGCTCTCCACGAAGCCTGTGGCGCTCCATGAGTTCCTGATGGGTTGGAACGCCTGGCTGCTCGTGCATATCAATAAAGTTGACCTGGTAGCCATTTTCGATGGCAGCCTCGACATACGGCCTCATCCGCTCCAGCAGCAGGTTGGTGGCATCGATGAACACATGGTCAACACCGCGTTCCATGGAACGTATGGCGTTCTGCAGATTTTCTGCATGGATCACCCCAAGGATCTGTGGTTTGAATTCGTATGTGCCATCTGGGTGCTCGTCAGTTGGGGCGGTCATGTGGGCATCGTCGGGACAGTGTATGACGGTTGATGCGCCCGCCTCGCCAAGTTCGCGTGCCATGCGCCTGCAGAGTGTGCTCTTCCCATAGCCAGTCACTCCACGCATGATGTGCATGGTTTTCTTGGGCAGCTGTGAAGACTGTGCCTTCTTTGTTCGCTGTCGTTTTGTGGGAGAGACATCTCCGTCGTCCATACGATCACCGGGGACTCTCTGGAGACTCTCGTCCAACCCCCATGGACCTGCGTGTCCGTATCTTTTAATCATTTTGCCCACATCTTCTATGGTGTACCTTCGATATGCGCCCGCCTGATCCTTCCTTATCCCGCCGAGCGCATGATAAATCTGACATGGCATGGTGATGTTTTTGCCGTTCGACATGTCGATGCACACATCTTCAGAGTTCTCGATCCAGGCGTGAGGGAACCTGTGCCCACTTGCACCCCCCCTTCCCCACACCAGACCATGAACCAGCATGTCTCCGCTGTGACCATCCATATGCCTCTTGACAATAGCATTGATTGTGGCAAGGAAGCAGTCTCCCCCTCCTTCTGTCCACGCATCAGCCGTCTTGATGCTCGATGGTTCATGGTGTGACACTTTCGTTTTCTTAAAGAAAACCGGAGGCGCCCACATGACCTTTCTCGGGATCCTGCTGGCGATTTCCTGAATTCTGCTGCGGGGGGCCTTGCCTGTGATGGCGTTATATTGGGCGTGGGTTCCTGTCCACACAATATTGAACACATCCAAGCCTTCATGGGTCACACCAATGATACGGTCATTGTTGGGCAACTTGATGGACGTTATGTTATTGCCCGCGCTTGAGAAGGGGAACTTCTCCAGCCGGAGCGGGGTGTCTCTCTGAGGACACTCACCCAGCCATTCTAGCGGTGTCCTGTCCCCGATCTTGGTGTTCAGCCACTGCAGCACATCGGGGTTGATGTCCTCTTCTGCCATCTGTGCGATGGTGACGGTGGTCTGCCTGCTCGGTTCCTTGCCATTCAGGCATGGCTTGGTCTTGGTCCTTTTCTCCTCAGGAGATGCCCTCAGCCACCAATTGTTATTGGGAATTTTATAATTTATCAGATCATCTTCAGAGACACCCTCATCTCTCATAACCTCCCTGACTACATCAAGGGCCCCTTCCATATCACCCGTCTTCGCAATCTCTTTTGCCTCCACGAGTTTCGGAAACTCAGAGGACAGCATATCTATGCTCCTTGCAGCCCCGTTTGGCTCATTAAGGGTGGGATTTACTCTTTTTTCAAAAACCCAGTAGATCCACAAGAGGGCATGTCGTCGGGCATGTTTTTGTTCTTGATCCATCATTTCTATTTTATGAACCATTTTGGTACGCCCTCCCACCAAGGCAATCCTTTTGGTGATTTACCACATCCTTCTTTGGAGGTTCAGAACCCCATGTGCCGAAATGAATGGCATGGAAAAGAACTGGTATGGGCATGCAAAAGAGGCAGGCATCTTGGCACCGCTTGGGCTGGCAGCAGCGCTGGCAATGGGTGGTTCAGTTTCTCAATCTGATGGGGCTCAGCCTGGTGAGGCTCAGGCGCCCGTTCAGGTTGCGGCTTCTTCATTTACCCCATCCCCGAAATTTTTGGAGACCCTTGAGAGACACGAGGGCTTCAGCCCAAAGACATACAGAGACAGCAGGGGCGTGTTGTCCGTGGGCATTGGATTCAACCTGGAGCGCAAGAATGCTGCAGACCTGCTGATGGCAGCAGGTCTTGATGCAGAGGCTGTGATGTCTGGTCGGAGACCGATCACGAGAGAAGAGGCATGGAAACTTGCCAATGCAGATTTGAAGACTGCAATTGCCGACGCCAGAAATTTGTTCAGGAACTTTGATTCCCTCCCGGAGGGCATTCAGGAGGTTCTGGTGAACATGTCATTCAACCTTGGTGGCCACAAACTTTCAGGCTTCAAGAAGATGCGCGCCGCTGTCGAGGCTGGCGATTGGGCTGCTGCGGCAGCCGAGATGGAAAAATCCCAGTGGAGGGGACAGGTGAAGGGTCGAGCAGTCGAACTGGTGGCCCAGATGCGTGCTGGCGGTCAGACGGCCGCCACTGAAGACCCACAACCTGAGACGAAGGAAGAGGTTGGCGATGACACTGTTGTCGTGAGGCAGGGTCAGACGCTCTCGGGAATTGCACGGGAGCACCTTGGTGACCCGCGCAGGTGGGTTGAACTGGCAAGACTCAACGGCATCAAAGACCCAACCGGCATCAAGCCAGGTCAGAAGGTGAGAATCCGATGATTGACCACGATTCATGGGAGAAGGTCGGATCAAGCTCCGGTTGGATGCCATCCTATAACCCCACTGAAGATGGTAGCTACGAAAATATAGATGGCAGATGGAGGGTGAAAGATCTCATCAAGGCTGCCGAAGACCTTCCCGTTTATGACATGTATGTGGACAAGTTGGTGGCAATCAACAGCAACACGGAAACATCTGAGGGGATGTTCGGTGAATTGATGGAGAACCCGTCAGACCAGTTCACAAAGAGGGTGGAACACGCAGACATGAAATTCCCCATCCTGGTGGACCACGATGGCTACATCATCGACGGCTCCCACCGCCTGGCCAATGCCAAACTCGCAGGTGATGGATGCATAGAGGGAAAAATAATGTACCCCGAAGACTTCCCATTGATGGACAAGAAAGCATCGTCAGATGATGATGATGATGATGATGATGATGATGATGATGATGATGACATCACTATTGATGAGGCTTTCATACGCGAGCGTGACCGCTTTGTGGAGAGGTTGCGCCTGCATGGCTTGACGGAAGAAGAAATAGCGAGAATGGATGTCAATGCCATCGTCTTCCGCCGTATGGAGGGGCTTGGTCAACCCGGCGGCAAGAAAAATCAGCAGAAGCCTAGGAAGCAAAAGTGATATCCCCATGCAAGTTCGTGGAACTGCGAGGCAAGACGGCTTGAGATCATCAGGGACAGATGTCCAGGTTCAATTCGGCTGGTACAGACAGGCCAAGCTTGGCACGCATGACGGGACAACACTGGGGCTCTGTGGTCATAAGATTGCCATGGAAGATGGTTCGAATGCCACCCCTGAAGTCTTGATGAAGGCGTTGGAAGCTTGGAATACCGATGTTCGCTTGCAGGCAGCAGGCCACCGCAATGCAACCGCTGAAGTCTTGATGAAGGCGTTGGAAGATGGGTATGACGGTGTTCGAGTGGCTGCAGCATCCAACCGCAATGCAACCACTGAAGTGCTGATGAAGGCATCGAAAGATGATAGCACGACGGTTCGATGGACTGCAGCATGCCACCGCAATGCCACCGCTGGGATTAAGGCGGAATGGGTGATAAATGCTTTAAAAAGTCGTTCAAGGAGTGAAATATTCGCTTTCTTTCAAGATTTGGAATTTAATCGTGGTGAATTTATAATGAGTGATTTGATCAGACTCATCATCACGGACAAGCGTGTTGATCTGGGTGGTCTGGATATGTTTCAGGAAGCTGTACAAGATTATAAGTTTGACAACCCCATAGTGAGCAGGATGATCAAGCGCGAAAAGATGTGGAGGAAGACAGATGCCTGATCTTGTTGGCTGGTACAGACAGGCCAAGCTTGGCACACATGACGGAGAAACACTTGGGCTCTGTGGTCATAAGATTGCTATGGAAGATGATCCAGCGCGATTACTTGCTGCAGCCGCATATTTGCCTCCCAATGCCTCCGAACATGTGCTCATAGAGGCATTGGGACACGAAGATGAATATGTTCGCCGAAGGGCAGCATCCCACCGCAATGCCACTCCTGAAGTCTTGATGGAGGCGTTGGGAGATAGTGATTTGTCGGTTCGCTTCCATGCAGCACGCAACTCCAATGCCACCACTGAAGTGCTGATGAAGGCATTGGAAGATGAGAGCGCAACGATTCGACAGACTACAGCAGAAATTCTGACTGCCACCCCTGAAGTCTTGATGAAGGCGTTGGAAGATAGGGATCCCCATGTTCGCTGGCAGGCAGCATTCAACCGCAGAGCAACCACTGAAGTCCTGATGATGGCGTTGGAAGATATTGATTCGGGTATTCGAACGGCTGCAGCATCCAATCGCAATGCAACCGCTGAAGTCTTGATGAAGGCGTTGGAAGATATGAGTTACTGTGTTCAGGCGGCTGCAGCATCCAACCGCAATGCAACCACTGAAGTGCTGATGAAGGCGCTAAAAAATGAGCACATAAATATTCAAATGTCTGCAGTATACCACCCCAATACCACCGTTGGGATGAAGGCGGAATGGGTGATAAATGTTTTAAAAAGTCGTTCAGAGGGTGAATTGTACCTTTTCTTTCGACAGTTGGAATTTCATCGTGGTGAATTTATAATGAGTGATTTGATCAGACTCATCATCACGGACAAGCGTGTTGGTTTGGGTGAACTGGATCTGTTTCAGAAAGCTGTAAAAGAAAGTCATTTTGATAACCCCATAGTGAGCAGGATGATAGGGATCGAAAAGAATAAGAGGAAGACAGATGCCTGATCTTGTTGGCTGGTACAGACAGGCCAAGTCTAGCACACATGGCCTCACTGGAGAGGAGAAGACCCCCCATTGGGAGGGACTGTCTCGTCAGGGATATAGGTTTCATCACGCATCGGGTACACATGACGGGACAACACTGGGGCTCGGTGGTCATAAGATTGCCATGGAAGATGATCCGAATGCCACCCCTGAAGTCTTGATGAAGGCGTTGGAAGATACGGATTGGAGGGTTCGTGCGAACGCAGCAATCCACCCCAATGCAACCGCTGAAGTCTTGATGAAGGCGTTGGAAGATACGGATTGGAGGGTTCGTGCGAACGCAGCAATCCACCCCAATGCAACCGCTGAAGTCTTGATGAAGGCATTGGAAGATTTTACCGATCTTCCCTGGCAGGCAGCAAGCCACCCCAATGCAACCGCTGAAGTCTTGATGAAGGCGTTGGGGAATGAGAGACCCCTTGTTCGAGAGGAGGCAGCAGGCCACCGCAATGCAACCGCTGAAGTCTTGATGAAGGCGTTGGAAGATGGGTATGACGGTGTTCGAGTGGCTGCAGCATCCAATCGCAATGCAACCACTGAAGTGCTGATGAAGGCATCGAAAGATGATAGCACGACGGTTCGATGGACTGCAGTACGCCACCCCAATGCCACCGTTGGGATGAAGGCGGAATGGGTGATAAATGTTTTAAAAAGTCGTTCAGAGGGTGAATTGTCCCTTTTCTTTCAAGATTTGGGATTTCATCGTGGTGAATTTATAATGAGTGATTTGATCAGACTCATCATCACGGACAAGCGTGTTGATCTGGGTGGTCTGGATATGTTTCAGAAAGCTTTAGAAGAAAGACATTTTGATAACCCCATAGTGAGCAGGATGATCAAGCGCGAAAAGATGTGGAGGAAGACAGATGCCTGATAGCGTTAGGATATCTGGTCTCGACTACACGGTTCCGCTCACCAACGCTGACCTGCCCACTGTCACCCCTGCGGCCCCGGCGGCAGGGGCAGTTGCAAGGCAGATAGATGGGAAAATCAGAGACTTCATATCGGTGAAGGACTATGGTGCGGTTGGCGATGGCCTGACTGACGACAGGGCTGCCATCCAGGCTGCCATGAATGCCGTTGGCGCCACAGGAGGAACCCTGTTCTTCCCGCAAGGCGTGTACAGCATGAGGACGCCTGGTGGTCAAGGTACGACCACATGGAGTCACTGCATCAATGCAACTGTGGCGCTTGGCAAGGACATTTTTATTTTGGGCGAGGGCGCGACCATACGATGCGACTGGAACCCGCCGTCAGGGAGTCCAAGGGGCACACAGATAGAAACTTTATTTCTGCTCAACACTCAGGGGGGATTCACCCTGCTTGAGGGGCTGACTTTTGACGGCAACAACTTGGCCATATACTGCTGCAGAATCAACGATGGATCAGGTCACCCTGTAAACAATTCTAATGACCCATACGGCAGGGGAGAGATCACCGTCAGGAGCTGCAGATTTCTGCGTGGATTCAAAAAGAGAACTGGCTCTGCAGACCTGTCCCAACTTCCCACCCGATCGGATGGTCAAGGGAGTACTCATGAGAACATCGCGACAGGTGAAGCAACTGGAATGACGATCTATTGCTGCTGCAAGTCTGTCGTGGTGGACGGTTGCGTGGTCGCCGACATCAGCAGGGAGAGGGGTGCAGGAACACCCTTGGTCTATGGCAGTTGCGGGATCATAATACAGTCATTTGGCACAACCGAATCGGGTACCGTCACCTACTATCCTCCACGGTGTGTGAGCGTCACCAACTGCCACTTCTCAAACATCACCAGTGAAGAACCAGCCGATGTTGACACGGCAGTTCAATGGCCGGTAGATGGTGGATGGGTCACATGGCTAGACAACGTAAAGAGATCAAGGAATGTTGACTGCGATGGTCTCAAGATTTTCGGAGGTCAGCCAGATCCCAACGGGTTAGAGGAAACAACGAGAGACTATGTCAGGACATCGGCCTCCATCGTTGGGTGCAGTTTTGTAAATTGTCGAGGCAGAGACATCAGGATACAAAACGATGAGACTGTCGCAACAGGCAACACAAGCCATCTGTACGTCAAGCCCATCTTGGGTGGTGGAACCAGGTTCAACTTCGAGACCGGTTGTGGGATATGTTCAAACAACATATTTCATTTTGAAGAAGCCAAAGATGCTTCAGGCAACAGAATGGGGGATGGCAACCCATTCTGGGACGAGAACGACAGCGGTTGGTCAGGGCCTGCGAAGAGTTCCGGAACAGTCATAAGCTTCTACACTGGAAGTCCTCGGATCAGGGCAATTACCGTGAGGGATAATCATGTTTTCAACAATGTTGACCCGGGTATGGGCAAGATTGGTTGCTTTCTTGACGGTTCTGAAGACATCAACTTCCCCAATCCCAAAAAGAAAGTCTTGATGGGAACCGTCGTTGGCAACAAGGTGGTTGGTCTGGGCGCCATGAAGTATTTTTCATGGATTACGTCCCGCACCAGCGCAAGTGCTGCACCTGAATGCTATTGGAATTTTTGTGAGAACATGTGTAACCAGATTGAAAACGCATTTCTCGCAGGACAAGGTGGATCCTTCTCGGTGAACTCGATAGTTTTGAGAGGAAATGTTCACTCGGGCACCGCTCCACAAGTTGTCAAGCACTTTGTGAATCCAACACCAACAACATCGGCAGGCTCCGTGTACAATGCGGGCGTAATAGTGCCATATTTTGCCAATGTTTCCGCAAGGGATAATGTGGGAATAGGCTTGCCATTCCATTCACGATCGGGCTCTAGCAGCAATTGCGTCACACGAATGTCATCTTTCGGAGATCCCTCTGCTGAAGGAGGGGTGGTGTCTGTCCAATCTTCTCCGAGACTCAACAGCGGCGGCGGCGCAGATGGTCCCTACCCCCTAGGCAGCGCCTATAAATTCCCGGCCAGAGGATTCGACATACGTGGAAGAACCTTCATGCTCACCTCGAACTTCAACATCAATGCCAGCATGATGTTCACCACCGATGGCAACAAGGTTATACCGATTGGTCGAACCACCGCGACGCCCGTAAGTGGTCAGCCAGGATACCAAATAGACATACACCCAACCCTTGTAGATACGACGGCATCGCAGGCTCGTCCATATCCGGACGCCGGTAGATTGCTGATATACATTACTCTTGAATATGATTTAGAAGCCATAGAGGCTGGAGCGCTGAGCACAACGAAATGCTCACATGTGAATATAGCGAACAATCTTGATTCTGCCAGCTCCACCACTCAACCCAGAATTTTCACCCTCTTTGGATTCGGTTGATGGAGGCAGCATGCCAGAAGAACTGACGGATAATGGCTCTGGAGACCACAGACCAGAAAACATAAGAAGAGACGGTCAGATTGACATCATCAGGCCTCTCGTCAATGCAGACCTCCCAATGACCGCAAGGGCAGGGGTTGTCAGAAGGTCGATCAGCCAGAGGCTTGGCGACTTCATATCCGTCAAGGATTTCGGGGCAAAAGGCGATGGATCGACAGATGACAGACTTGCCATCGTGGCTGCACTTGAAGCCCTCGGAGGTATTGACAGTCCATCAAGAACGCTGTATTTCCCACCTGGTGTTTACATGCTGAACAGTGTCAGGAGGACGGTGGCGCAGCAAGTTGCGGATCCATCTGGGGGTGTTGCCGACCCAAGGCAGGTTGTGGTGTCTTTAGACAACCCCAGCAAGCCCTCAGGAAGGGGTACCAGGATATTTGGTCATGGAGCCACCATCAAGTGTGGTTTCCAGTTGCCCAATCCGGTTCTTGCTCTCGACCAGCTCAACGCGGCCACCCCATACTCGATGAGTCAGGTGTCAACCATGATACTGTTGGGCAATGGGGGAGGAGATCTTCTCATAGAGGGTTTGAAAATTGATGGGGACAACA